TGGTTTCTGGTTATCGCGTGTTGGTGAAAAACCAGGCGGTGGCCAAAGACAACGGCCCTTACGTGGTGGCTGCGGCGGTTTGGGCGCGTAGCGCGGATGCCGATAGCAGTCTGGAAGTGACGCCCGGGCTGTTTGTGCATGTCGAGCGAGGCACCACCAACGGCGACAGCATTTGGCAGCTGGTGACGGATGCGCCGATTGTCCTGGGCGTGACGGATCTGCTGTTTGAAATGGCGGCCGGGCGCACCGGTGTCAATGCCGGCACATACCGCAGTGTGACCGTGGACAAATACGGTCGGGTGGTAGGCGGGACCAACCCGACCACGCTGGCCGGTTATGCGATCACCGACGCCTTCACCAAGACCGAAACAATCGACTTGATTAACGGCACGAGCCAAATCCCTTTGGTGGAGGTCAACACCTCAAGGCCCTTGGTGGCGAACGAGTTGGGGCTTGTCCTGATTGATGCCAGCGCGGGGGCGTTGACGGTTGAGCTGCCCGATGCCAACTCGGCGCTGGGTGTTCGTGGTGTGGTGGTGCGACGGGTCGATAACACCAGCAACCGGCTGACAATCAGGGCGACCGGCAGCAACAAAATCAAGTTTCATACCCATCTGAATGCGGCCGGCTATCCATTCTTATACCTGATGGGGGCCGGGGATTATTGGCATTTTCGCAGTGATACCAAGGGCAGCTGGATACCGATTGCGCGCCTAGACGGTACGGCACTCGGGCGGCCCGTGTTTGAAACGACGACCGTATTGAATCCGGGTGGTCACGCTCCGTTGGGCAATGCCGTCTTTATTCGTGCCGATTGGCCATGGTTGTGGGACCACGCTCAGCAGTCGGGAATGCTGACTACGGAAGCCGCTCGTGGGGGTATGGAGGGCGGTTGGACCTCGGGCGATGTCGCGACCACGTTCCGTAGTCCAGATCCGCGCGGTAAATTTGTCCGGCACCTTGACGAGGCTGCCGGGATCGATCCAGGCCGTGTGGCGGGCAGCTATCGGCTCGATGATTTAAAGAGTCACGCCCACTATTCAGCTTCCACAGGTTACGGCACGCAGGCGATGGGCGGCGGGAGCATCACCTATGCCACCCCGACTGGTGGCAGCACTGGCGCCGCTGGCGGCGCTGAGACGGTCCCGAAACACATCGCCTGGCCGGGCCGAATTAAAGTGATCTGAGGTTCTAATGAATATCTATTTATTTGACCCGCTCGGCATTCTGTCCGGGCCGTTTGAGTTGTCAGAGTTTCCGGAGGTTCCGGGGTTTGGCCAATATCTGCCGGGCAATACCATCGAGCTGGAAAATCCTTTGGCCCAACCCGAGGCTGGTCACGTATGGGCGCTGGTTGATGGGAAGCCGCAACAATTGGCCGACTATCGCGGCATGGTTTACCACACGGATACCGGTGCCGAGGATGAGCATGTCGAGCTTGGCGATCTGCCCGAAGGACTGACCGCCAAACGCTGGCCGGGTCAGTTCTACGTGTGGGCTGGTGGTGACTGGGTTCTGGATGCGGTGGCGCAGATTCCAGCGGCGCAAGCGGGTGAACGAGCGTGGCGCAATGTACAGGTTGCCGCGACTGACTATCTGGCGATGCCGGATTATCCGATCACCGCTGAACAGCGAGCCGACCTGTATGCCTACCGCCAGGCGTTGCGCGATTGGCCGGATGTGACGCTGTTCCCTGATCAGGCAGGCCGCCCCCAGCCCCCGGCATGGATTGCCAGTTTGGCCCAATAACGCCCTGCACTGACGGGGCGTTTTCTTTTCCGTTACGCGTAACACGAACATCCCTCACAGCCTCGCTTATGCGGGGCTTTTTCGTTTCTGGAGATTGAGCCTTATGAGTTTCTTTCACGGCGTCACCACCACGCTGATCGACACCGGAGCGCGGACTATTTCGCTGCCGTCGTCGTCGATCATCGGCCTGTGCGACACCTTCACCCCGGGCATGCTCGGCGGCGGCACGGCCCTGGCCGGCGAACTGGTGTTGCTCACGTCCGAGCGCGAAGCCATTGCCGCGTTCGGCGCCGATTCGGCGATTACCAAAGCCGCTAAGGCGATTTACGTGCGCGCCAAAGCGGTGATCGTCGCTGTCGGCGTCCCTAAGCTTGAGGACGCCGCCCTGCAAACATCCGCCATCATCGGTGGCGTTCTGGCCTCCGGCCAGCGTACCGGCCTGCAAGCGCTGCTGGACGGCAAGAGCAAACACAACGCCCAGCCGAAACTGTTGATTGCTCCCAAGCACTCGGCGACCCAGGCAGTCGCCACGGCCATGGATGCGTTGGCCGGCAAGTTGCGCGCGATCGGCATCATCGACGGGCCGAACACCACCGATGAGGCGGTGATGGCCTACGCCGAAGAGTTCGGCAGCAAGCGCCTGTATCTGGTCGACCCTGGTGTGAAGTATTGGGACACCGTCACCAGTGCGACGGTCGATGCCCCGGCGTCGGCGTGGGTCGCCGGGCTGTTCGCCTGGACCGATGCCACTTACGGCTATTGGGCGTCGCCGTCGAACAAAGAGTTTGTCGGCATCACCGGCACCACGCGTCCGATCGAGTACCTGGACGGCGACGAAACCTGCCGGGCCAACCTGCTGAATAACGCGAACATCGCGACGATTCTGCGCGATGGCGGTTATCGCCTGTGGGGCAACCGCACGCTGTCCACTGATCCGAAATGGGCGTTCGTTACCCGGGTGCGGACCTGCGATATCCTCATGGATGCGATCCAGGCGGGGCACAAGTGGGCGGTCGATCGCTCGATTACCAAGACCTACGTGCAGGACGTGACCGAGGGCCTTCAGGCGTTCATGCGCGACCAGAAAAACGCCGGTGCGGTGATCAACTTCGAAGTCTATGCGGACAAGGAAAAGAACACGGCCAGCCAAATCGAGCAGGGCAAAATTTACTGGCGCATCCGCTTCACTGACGTGCCGCCGGCAGAAAACCCGAATTTCCTCATTGAAGTCACCAACGAATGGTTGACCGAAGTTCTTGAAACCGCCTAAGGGGGCCGCGCAATGATTCCTCAAGTTCTCTCCAACATGAACGCCTTTGTCGACGGTGTGAGTTTTGCCGGCGACGTGCCCACCCTGTCGCTACCGAAGCTGACGCAAAAGACCGACGACTATCAGGGCGGCGGCATGTCCGCCCCGATTGAAATGGCCATTGGCCTGGAAAAGCTGGAGGCGGCATTTACCACCAACGGCGTGCGTCGTGAGTCGCTGAAGTACTTCGGGTTGGCCGATCAGACCGCGTGCGCCATTGTCTTTCGTGGCGCCTTCCGGGGTCTGAAGGGTGAGGTGACGCCGGTTGTGGTGACCCTGCGCGGCGGTATCAAAGAGGTCGACATGGGCGACTGGAAGCCGGGCGACAAGGCGGAAATCAAGCACGCGATCAAGGCCGTTTACTACAAGCTCGAAATCGACGGCCGCGTGATGTACGAAATCGACCCGCTCAACATGATTCAGGTGGTCGACGGTGTCGATCAACTGGCCGCAGAACGCTCGGCCATCGGCCTCTAAGGACTACAGAACATGACTCAAGTAAGTCAAGACAGCACCGTCCCGGCTTTGCCGAAGTGGCTGAAGCTGACCGACGAGGGCGTTACCGTAACGCTCAAATACGCCACCGTGATCAGCGGCGTGATGACCGATGCCTTGACCATGCGAGCGCCCAGCGTGAAGGACTGGCGCGCGTCCAAGGTGGCCGGCAACGGCGACTATGAAAAACAGGAGCTGTCGTTGTTCGGCAGCCTGACCGGGCTGTCTGAGGCGGAGCTGTTGATCTTGAAATACAAGGACTATCAGCGCCTTTCGGCGGGCTATTTTCGCCTGGTCGACGAAGACGACGTTTAACGCCGTCACGCTCAGGGACACGGCCCAGCGCTTGGCAAAAGAGACGGGTTTCTCTGCTGCCGAGATCGAGGCCCTGCCCTTTGATCAGATGCTGTGGTGGCTCACGGATTGAGCCGCTTTGAACTCCCCGACGTATAGGGCACGCACATGGCGAACAAACTCGCGCTCGGCCTGGTCATTGGCGGGGCGGTCAGCTCCACGGTGGGCTCGGCGTTCAAGGATGTCACCAGTCGCATCAAGCGGCTGGAGGCAGAAGGCAAAAAAGCCCGGGTGCTGGAAAAGACCATTGGCGACACCATGCGATTGCGCGATGAGTGGCGCAAGGCGCACATGGCGGGCGAGAAGGGTGCCAGCGCCCTGCTGAAACAGCTTGAGGGCAATATCAGCAGCCTGAAAAAGCAAGGCGTGGAAGTTCACAATCTGACCAAGGCTTACACGGCCATGGGGCAGGCGGCGAACAGGGCCGAGCTGAAGGCCAAAGGTCACCAGCAACTTGACGAAGGCAAGCAGAAACTCAAAAGCAGCGTTGGCCAAGCGGTGGCCGCCACGGCGGCGATGGCGATTCCGACCAAGGTCAGCGCGGACTATGGCGCGATCATCCGTGACATTGCGATCAAGTCGAACATTGCCAACAAGCCCGAAGAGGCGCAGCTGTCGAAGAAGATTGTCGACACCTCGCGTGACACGGGCATGGCGCGCAATCAGGTGGCCGAGGTGGTCAACGCCCTGGTAGGGGCGGGCATGGAGCTGGACAAGGCCCTGCAATACGCCCCGACCGCCGCCAAGTTTGCCGTGGGGCAAGGCTCGGACGGTGGCGAAACGGCGCGCATGATCAACGCCCTGGGGCAAAACGCCAAGATCACCGACCCGGCCATGATGCAAAAGGCCCTGGAGGCGATCGCCTACCAAGGGCAGGCGGGCAGTTTTGAAGCGGCCGACATGGCGCGGTGGTTTCCTGAGTTGCTGGCCGGTATGGGCAAGCTGGGCATCACCGGGATGGATTCGGTCACGCAACTGGGCTCAATGCTTCAGGTGCAAATGAAGACCGCCGGCGGCTCGGATGAAGCGGCCAACAACCTCAAAAACTGGATGGAGAAAATCGGCTCCGGTGACACGGTCACGGCCTACAAAAAGGCCGGGATCGACTATCAGGCGTCGATGAATACCGGCCTGCAGAATGGTAAGTCCACGTTGGAATCCAGCTTTGAGCTGGCGCAAAAATACATCGCGGCGACCGACCCGAAAAAGGCCGCCGCGATGGCCGAGGCCACGGCCAAGATCAGCCAAGAGGCGGACCCGGAAAAGGCCAAGGCCATGATGGCGTCCCTGGAGCAAGCCTTGCGCACCGGCGATCTGTTCGCCGATATGCAGGTCAAAGGCGCCCTGACCGCGTTCATGCAGAACAAGGAGCTGTACGCCAATCTCAAAAAGGACTCGGCGAATGCCACCGGGATCTTGGATAAGAACCTTGAGGAGCGCCGGCAGTCCTCGGCGCAGAAATGGTCGGAAATGGCGCAAGGCACGGACGACGCCATACGCGCGATCGGCGACGCGTTCCGCCCGGTTACGGACAAGGTGGCCGACGGGCTGACCTACGTCGCCAAAGGGCTGAGCAAGCTGTCGGACGAATCGCCTAGAGTGGTGACTGGCATCGGCGCGGCCGTGGCGGCGGTGATCGCCTTTCAGGGCGCCATGAGTACCTTCAAGATCGCCAAGGGCTTGCTGAACATCGGGCGCGGCTCGCTGATGGGTAATCCGAACATCCCGCAGAAGGTGATCGTGACCAACATGGGGGCCATGGGCGGCGGTGGCGGTCTGGATGCCGGCGACCTCGATGCCGATGGCAAGAAGGGCAAGAAGGGCGGTAAGGGTGGTCGTGGCGGTGGCGGCGGCGGTGGTGTCGGGAATGTAGTGAAAGGGGCGACGGTGTTCGCGGTGGTGGAGGCCGGTATCAAGGCCGTCGACACCTATCAGAACGCCGAGACGCAGGACGAGAAAGCCGAAGGTTACGGCGCGGCAGCGGGTGGGCTGGCGGGCACGCTGGCCGGGGCCGCTGCTGGGGCGGCGATTGGTTCCGCGGTGCCGGTGATTGGCACCATTGTCGGCGGCTTGATCGGCGGTTATCTCGGCAGTCGCGGCGGTGACGCCTTGGGTGGCTACCTCGGTAAGTCGGCATTTGGTACGCCTGACGCGCTGAAGCGGCTGCCGGACGCCGGGCCGTTGATGATGGCGAATGCCGGAAAGGACATCCCGCCGGTGCTGGGCGGAATTTCCCGGTCATTCGCACCCTCGACCACCGGGCCGTTGATGCTGACCCATCCCGGCCAAGGCGCTGGGCCCGGGGCAAGCGTCGCGGCTACGGCGGCAGCGGCGGCGCCCGCCATGCCAGCGCCGCCGGTGTCGTATGACCCGCGCGACCTGGAGTCGAAAGACGCCATGTTGCTGCCGCACTTTTCCAACAAGGTGCGCTTTCCGGGTTCTGAGCTGCGTCGACCCAAGGTCATTAAGTCGGGTTTGGAAGACCCCGCCCCGCAACCGGGTGACGCCGCGAAAGCCATGATGTTGCCTCCGGCCAGTGCGGACGCGGCGGCGGGGGCGTTGGTGAAGCCGATGGCGGCGAAAGCGGAGGCGCCCAAAATCGAATCGAAGGTGGACATTCAGGCGCCGTTTACGCTGACGGTCAACGGTGACGTGAAGGACGCGGCGCAACTCTATGGCCAGCTCAAGCCGTTGCTCGATCAGCACTATCGCGACATGGCCAAGCAGATGGGGAGCGCTCAGCTGTTTGACGCTCCGCACGTTTAATCAGGGGGGGCATATGACTGATCAAAACAAGACTGCATTACAGCAGTTACAGTCGGGCTTGAAGTACCTGGCCACGGCTGGGGAAACCGGCCGGCGCAGCTTGGACGGCATGCTGGGGCCGGTGAGTGGTGCGATCGGCGAAATCACCGGCGCGGCGTCCGAGCTGGAGGGCTTGCCCTTCGTCGATCCTGCGATCGGTGCCAAGCTTCAGCGCGTCATGCGTGGGGTGAATGCGGCTCAGGCCAAGGTCGGTCAGGTGGTGGCCACCTACAACAAGGCCAGTCTGGCGTTGTCGGGGATGGATGAGCGCATGGTAACCCTCAAGGAACAGGCGGGCAAGGCGGCGGCAGCAATCAACAAAATTGCCGGCAAGGTCAGTCCGTCGTTGGCCACCATCGTGCCCACCGGGGCGTTTGCCACGGATCAGACGCCGGCGCCGGAAGCGGTGAAGCCGTTCCCGCACCTGCTGATCATCCAGCCCCAAGACCCCAAGGCGCCGCCGTATTTCTTCAACCTCGACACGGCCGCGTTTGATGAGCTGCGTCGCTCGACCGAATTCCGCTGGGCCTCTCAAGAGCGCTTATCGCGGCGGCCGGCGCAACAGGGCGTCGGCATGGGGGACGAAAAGATCACGCTCAAGGGCGCGATTTTCCCCGGCTTCAAGGGTGGCCTGAAGCAGCTCGACACGCTGCGCGCGCTCGGCGCCCAGCTCAAGCCGTTGACGCTGACCACGGGCTATGGCGACGCGCTCGGCACCTGGTGCCTGAAAAGCGTCGATGAAGAGCAAAGCGCGCTGATGCAAGGCGGCATCCCGCGTAAACAAGGGTTCACTCTGGAGTTTGTGCGCTATGGCGACGACATGCAGAACGTCTGACGGGGATCTGCTGGACACCATCTGTCATAACTTCTACGGCCACCTCAACGGCAGCGTGGAGGCGGTGCTGGATGCCAATCAGGGGCTGGCCGAAGAGGCGCAGCCCTATCGCGACGGGGTGGTGATCGTGCTGCCGGATCTGGCGCCGCCGGCTCGGGAGCAGGTGACCTTGTGGGACTGATGCCGTCCGGAGTACTCGCCGGCGAATGAGCGCGTTACGCGTAACGAACCGTGACTACCTTGAGCCCGCCTTGTGCGGGTTTTCTTTTGGAAGCAATCCATGACCCCTATGTTTCGTATCGTGGCCAATGGCGCCGATATCACCGGCCTGATCAACGATCGGCTGATTCAGCTCAGCACCACCGACAAGCCGGGCATGGATTCGGACACGTTCGAATTGCGCATTGATGACCGTGATGGGCTGGTGACGTTGCCCCGGCGCGGGATCGGCATTGAGATCTATCTGGGCTATGTCGAGACGGGACTGGCTCGCCTGGGCCGCTACGTGGTCGATGCGGTCACGGTGTCCGGTCCGCCGGATACGATCGTCATCAAGGGCAAGGCCAGCGACATGCGCGGCAGTGGCAAGACCGTGCGCAGCGGGAGCTGGGAGGACGTGCCGCTGTCGAAAATCGTCGGTGATATCGCCGCGCGCAACGGCTGGCAGGCGGTGTGCCCGGTGTCGACAAAGGTCGCCCGGGCGGACCAGCTCAGCGAATCGGATTTTAATTTCATCACACGCCTGGCTAAACAGTACGACTGCACCGCCAAGGTCGCCGATGGCAAATTGTTGGTGATGCCGCGTCAGGGTGGGCAGACCGCCAGCGGCAAGGCCTTCGGTGCGATCACCCTGACGCGCCGCGACGTGAGCCGCTGGCAATTCAACCTTGAAGATCGCAACACGCACAAGTCGGTGGGGGCCAAGCACCAAGACCCTAAAACCGGGAAGCTGGTGGTCGTGTCCCTGGAGAATGACGACCTGCCGGCCGGCCTGCCTTCGGTGCATACCGATCGCCATATCTACCACAACAAGACCGCCGCCGAGGCTGCTGCCAAGGCGCGCTTGGCCGCGTTCAACCGCTCGAGCGCCGGCGTGCGTTTCGAAATGGACGGCCGTACGGATCTGTTCGCCGAACGCTCGATCATTGCCCAGGGCTTCAAGGTCGGCCTGGATGGCGAGTACCTGACCGACTCCGTTGAGCAGGTGTATACCCAAGCCGGCTGGTCGACCACGGTTGAGTGCAACGGCGGCAAGGCCGGCAAGGCGAAGGCCAAAGGTAAGAAACCGAAGAAGGTCGCGAAGCCGCTCAAGGTCGTGACCCTGTAAACGCGCCATTGCGCAATCCCTGACCGCCGAGAGCGGTTTTTTTATGCCTGGAGTTTGTATGCCGCTTAATCAGCAGCAGTTGCTGCGCATCCTGCCCAACGCCCGCCCCGTCGCGGGCGTTTTTGTGCCGGCCCTCAATCGCGCCATGGCGCGCTTTGACATCGGTTCGCCGGTGCGTCAGGCCGCGTTTCTCGCCCAGGCCGGACATGAGTCGGGCCACCTGACACAGTTGTCGGAAAGCCTCTACTACAAGGACGCCGAGCGCGTCGCACAGCTATTCAAGTATGGCTTTGACCTCAATCGAAACGGCCGGGTCGACCCCGCCGAGGTCGAGGACGCCAAGGCCTACTTGCGCAACTCGGAAAAGATGGCCAACCGGGTCTACGCCGGTCGGATGGGCAACGGTCCCGAAGCCTCGGGTGATGGCTACCGCTACCGCGCCCGGGGCGCGATCGGCATCACCGGCCGCGATATGTACCGTTTGTGCGGTCAGGCCCTGGGGCTGCCCCTGCTGGACGAGCCTGAGCTGTTGGAACAGCCGGAGTTCGCGGCGCTGTCGGCGGCCTGGTACTGGTGGGATCGCGGCTTGAACGAGCTGGCCGACGCCGGCCTGTTCGATCGCATCACGCGGGTGATCAATGGTGGTAACAACGGCGAGGCCGATCGCCGCGCGTTGTGGGCCGTGGCCAAGGGGGTGTTATGTCTCTGATCGATCTGCTGCCGCCGGTGGTGCGTCCTTGGGCAATCGCCCTGGTGCTGCTGGCGATCGCCGCCGGTGCGGCTGGTGGCGCGTGGACCGTCCAAGACTGGCGTTATGGCCAAGCGCTCGCCGAGCAGGGCCAGAAAGCGGCTGAGAAGGCGACGGCCGAAGCGCAGTCGGCGACGGCTCGCGCCGAAGAGGTGACGGCCGCGCTGGTGGTCGAGCAGGCCAAACGCGTCGCCCTGGAGGGGCGCTTGAAGGTCAACGATGAAACCCATCACAAGGAACTGTCCGATGCAAAGAACACTCAGCAACGCCTGTCTGATCGCCTTGCCACTGCTGATGTCCGGTTGTCAGTCCTACTCGCCACCGGCCCCGGCCGTGCAGGCGGTGACGAGCTGTCAGCCGCTGCCAGCGCCGGCGGCGTGGTTCATGGAGGCACAAGAGCCGAACTTGACCCCGCGCATGCTCAGCGAATTATCGGCATCACCGGTGACGGCGATCGAGGACTGATTGCTCTGGCAGCCTGCCAGGCATACATCAGGGAAGTCTCTCGTTGAGGGATTGAAGGTAGCGCTCATTGCGCTCCCTGAGCAGGTTGTCCCGCTGAGCCTCAATCATCCGTAAGCTGTAGATCATTCGATCTCTTTCTGATGTTTCGGTGTTGAGTCTGCCGACGTCTTCCAACGCCTTTTTGAGCTCACGGCTCAGGCTGGTCTTTTCGCTGCTCAGTTGGCTGTTCATCTGCACCAGGCCGAAGATGTCCTCGCGGGCTTTGCGTAGCTGCAAGGTCAGTTCCTGGACTTCGTTCTCCAGCATGCGGTTGTAGTGGGTGATGGTTTCCAGTTCATTTGAGCATCCAAGCCAGTCGCTGGTGTCTTCGATGTCGATGGGGTTCACGTTCATGCCTTATCGATACTGTTCGGATGTACAGTAATCGAGGCGGGCGTGATCGGGCGATGGCGAGGCGACGAACTGTAGATCCGTCAGTCTGGCGACATCAGCACTGCGAGCGTCAGCTTGATGAACTCTTCGTTCTTGTCGATGGTGTCCAGGGCGCCGCGCACGTTGTCAGCGACGTCAGCCGAGCCGCGGGCTTCGACCCAATTGGAAAGCTCTAGGATGGCGGCCTCCAGGGCGAGCTGATTTTCGTTGATCTTGAAGAGCAGGGAAGGGAGCAGGTCTGAATGGGGCATCGCGAATCCTCGGTTAAAAGGTCAGCGTAGCATCGTGTTACATGAAGGATATTTAACGATCGGCAGGACGCCGGAGAGGGGCAAAACGAGCTTAGTTATGGAACGGTTCCAGAATAGTTATGGAACACATGCTGGGCGCAGATGATTTCACCAAACCCCAGAAACGACAAAGCCCTGAATAATCAGGGCTTTGTCGGTACAAATATGGCGGAGGCGATGGGATTCGAACTCATGGACCTGTTACAGTCGACGGTTTTCAAGAC